GGTAATGCGAGGCGCGTGGTGGCGCTAGGTGGTGGAGTGGCGAGAAGGGAAACGCGGACTTGGTGAACTACGACGACGTTCTCGAGCAGCTGCGCGCTGTGGGGCTGCGGCCGCGTGGTGGTCTGGTGGTCGATGCGCCGGGGTTTCAGCGGTGCGTGGTCGACGGCGAAGGTCGTGAGACGCGAGGCTGGTATCAGCTGCGCTCGATGCCGCTGCGCGAACGGCCTGGCGAGTGTGCGATCGTCGGATCGTTCGGAGTATGGCGTGGTGCCGATACTGAGTCTCACAAGGTGGTCGTGCGGCTCTCCGGTGGCGGCATGTCGCCAGAAGAACGCGCGCTCATGCGCCATCTGCAGGTGCAGGCGCAGCGCGAGGCTGCTGCCGATCTGCTGCGCTTGCATCAGCGGATGGCGGATCGTGCGGCCGGATGGTGGGCGCGTATGGAAGTGGCCGGGCGCAGTGCGTACCTGGAGCGGAAGGGGCTGCCGGCCGGCAAGCTGTACGGGGCCCGAGTCAGTGCGCTCGGGAACCTGGTCATCCCGGCGATCGATACCGCTGCACGCATCTGGTGCCTGCAGGTCATCTACTCCGATCCGGAGATCAAGTCGCGGAAGAAGCGCGACAAGGACTACACTCCGAAGTCGGCGACGTACCGCGGGCGCTACTTCTTGATCGGGCCTGCGCTGTACGCTGGCGGTGTGGCTCTGGTCTGCGAGGGATTCGCTACGGCGGCATCGCTGCACGAGGCGACCGGCCTGACGGTGGTCGTTGCCTTCGCGGCCGGGAACCTGCTGCCGGCCGTGCAGGAGATCACCAGGGCGAACCGTGGCATCCGGCTGCTGCTCTGCGCGGATGACGACTACGACTGGCAGGCGATCCCCGAAAAGCCGAAGCTCAACGCGGGCGTCGTCGCCTCCCGCCAGGCTGCACTGGCGGTCAACGGGGCGGTCTGCATCCCGCAGTTCCCGGGCGCCCGGCCTGTCGGCACGCACAAGGGGCCGACCGACTTCAACGATTTGCACTGTCACCCCAACGGGGGGCTGCACGAAGTCGCGAAGCAGGTGACTGCCTCACTCTCGGAGCTCGGCTGGTTGCCGCGTTCTGCAGTTGCGTCCGCTAGGGTGCCGACGACGCACGGGGGTGGAGGGTCTGCCGCGGCAAAGCCTGAACTGCGCGCTTTCTACACGCTGGAAGAAGCTGTCGAGAAGTGGGTCTTGATCTACGGGTCGAATGGCTGCTTCTTCGACGTCGAAGAGCACACCCTGGTACCAAAGGCCGACGTCTACGCGCTCACCGCCGACCACGTGTCGCGCGAGTGGAAGCGGCACCCGAACCGGCAAGTCGCGCGCATCGGGGAAGTCGGCTTCGACCCGACGGAAAGCGACCAGGCGGTACGCTGCAACCTCTGGGGAGGCTGGCCGACGGTGGCGCAGGAGGGCGACTGTTCGCTGCTGCTCGATCTGCTCTACTACCTGTGCAGCGGCGAGCAGAACGGCCCGGAGTGCGCACAGTGGGTCCTCAAGTGGCTGGCCTATCCGATCCAGCACCCGGGCGCCAAGATGCGCTCGACGCTCATCTTCCACGGCGACCAGGGCGCGGGGAAGAACGTCTTCTTCGAGGCGATCAAGGCGATCTACGGCGAGTATGGCCGGGTCATCGACCAGTCGGCCGTGGAGGACAAGTTCAACGATTGGGCGTCCCGCAAGCTGTTCCTGGTGGCCGACGAAGTCGTGGCCAGGAATGAGCTGTACTACCTGAAGAACAAGTTGAAGGGAATCATCACCGGCGAGTGGATCCGGATCAACCCAAAGCAGGTGGCGGCGCACGACGAGCGCAACCACGTCAACCTGGTATTCCTGTCTAACGAACTGCAGCCGCAGGTCATCGAGTCCGGAGACCGGCGATACTTCGTCATCTGGACGCCGCCGAAGCTCTCGAAGTCATTCTACGCCGACCTCGGGCTGGCGTTGAAGAACGGCGCCATCCCAGCACTGCATCACCATCTGCTGCATTTGCCGCTCGGCGACTTCAACGAGCACACCGAGCCGCCGATGACCGCGGCCAAGCGCGCTGTGCAGGACCTCTCCGCCAGCTCGACAGACCGCTTCGTCGCCGAGTGGGCAGCCGGCGACACCATCTGGCCATTCGGCCTGTGCTCCAGCGGCCAGCTATATACCTGCTATACCCGCTGGTGCTCGACCCGCGGCGAGAAAGCGCGATCGCAGCTGCAGCTGTCGGCCTACATCGGCAAGCTGAACGGCTGGGCGATCCAGCACAAGGATGTTTTCGGCAACTGCATGTACTCAGGCTCGCCCAAGCGCATGCGGATGGTCGTGCCGGACTCCGGCCTGATCGAAGACCACATCCGGCGGGGAGTGCCGGAAGCCGATCTGCGTAAGCCGGCCGACAAGTCAGAAGCGCAATGGGCGACCGACTGCTTCTACAGGATGTCCGCTGCGCTTGGAGCCACCGAATGAGCGCACGCATGCAATCTGCCGCACGCATCTCCGCACGCATGTCCGCACGCATCAAGTGCCTGTTTTCATTGAAAACGCACGCAACGCACGCATTGACGCGTACACGTATGCGCGCGACGCAGGCACACCCGCTGGCACGCATGCGGGCAACGTGCGAACTTATCACGCGCGTATACGTAATTTCATGCGTGCGGTGCGTGCGTGCGCCTATCCGTGCGGGTTTCAAGCGTGCGGACATGCGTGCGGAGATGCGTGCGTTGCGTGCGCTGCATGCTCCGGGCAGCACGCGCGCGCGCGCTGTGGTTTCTCCTTCAGGATCCGGAAAAAAATGAGCAGAAGGCTGAAGCCCATCGAGCTGGCGCGCAGCCTCGGCGTTCACAAGTCTTCGGTCTCCCGCGCCATTGCCGCCGGCCGCCTCACCTTGGGTGAAGACGGTCGCCTCGACGAACTGCAGGCCCTGCAGCAGTGGGCCAACACCCGGCACGGTGGCCGGCCCGATGTCGCCGAACGCCTCGCGCTCGCCCGTGCCGCTGCGCGCCCGGCTGCCGTGGCTGCCGCCGCTGCCGACCAGGAAGACGGCCTGCCGGCAGCCGACGACGCAGCCGCAGCCCTCGAAGCCGAACCCGGCAGCCTGCAGGCATACCGCATTGACCGCATGACCGCCGACAACGCCCGCCTGCTGCTCGCGCTCGACCTCAGCACACACCGGCGGTACGTCGCCAGCCGCGCGCTGTCAGAAGCGCACGGTCTGGGCGCGACGCTGCGCGCGCAGTGCGAACGGCTGGTAGACCAGGTCGCCGCGCAGTTGGCAGCGCGCAGCGATCCAGCCGCCCGGCGAAACATCCTGCAGGCCGAAGTCCGGCGCCTCTCCAGGACCGTGCGTGGAAGCTTCCCGGCCGCTTTGCGGCGACTTCGCGACGCCGGCGAAGGAAAGGGCCAGGCATGAGCCAGAAAGGCCGCCTGCGGGCGCAAATGCCGACCGTCGCGGCATGGGTAGATGCCCTGCGCGCTGAAGGCTACGGACCGGACGTCGACGCCTCACTGCGCAATGCGATGTCCGGAGGATGCGACTTCTATGCCGCGGAAAACGGGCACGAATTCGGCAAACCGTACCGGCCGCAGCCAGCGGCCGAATGAACCAGAAAGGAAACCAATGGACGTCTTGCGCTGCAAGCCCGGATCTCAAGCGCTGATCATCACCGGACACGGGAAGGAAGCGATGGCGCAGGCCGTCGCAGAAGACCGCGGCCAGACCTACACCGTGACGAACGCCGCCATCTTCAGCCTGCCCGACTACCTGCGCCGGATGCTTGTTGGCCTGCCGATCGCAGTCACTCCGGGCACCGTCATCGTCGACGGCTTCCCTCGCGGCCGCGTCGCCAGGTCCCGCCTGATGCAAACGATCATGAGCAAGACGCTGAGAATCGGCAATTGGGTATTCGACACGCCCGCGTTCATCTTCTGCGTCCGCGAGCGCGTCGTGCTCGACGTCTGGAACGACGGCGTGTTCTGCTGGAACATCATCAACATAGGCAAGAAGGAGAAAACCCCATGAGCACCCACGGCCACCCGCATCATTGCGCGCTCGCTGGCTGCCGGCACTACCACAAGGTCAAGACGCCGGCCATGCTCGGTATCTCCCGCGCCGTCGAATGGTGCGACCGACACGTGCCGATCATGTCACCGTGCGACCATCTCGAACCGGAGCGCGCCGCCCAGCAAGACGACCGCACCGACGGCGCATTTTGCGCCAGGCCGCCGCGCCGGAGCCTGGCATGATCAGCGTGCGCCTAGACGGAATGGAAGCCGTGCAGGCCAATCTGGCTGGCTACGGGCGGCAGATCCCCTTCGCCGCCGCGCAGGCCCTCACCATCACCGCCCATGCCGTGCACCGCGACATCCGCGCCGAGATGGCCGGCCGCGTGCAAGGAGGCGCCACGCCCTACACCCTGCGCGCCTTCGCCGTCACCGGAGCCACCAAGGCCGACCTGACCGCGACCGTCGGCCTGAAGACCGCGCAGCAATCTCCCGGAACGCCATACGAGCAATCGATCGGGCATCTCTTCCGCGGTGGTCGTCGCAGCGTCAAGCGCGTCGAAGACTGGCTGCGCGCTCGCGGCATCCTGCCGGACGGCCAGCAGATCGCCCCCGGCCGCGGGGCGCCGATCGACGCCCGCGGCAACGTCCGCCGCCAGGCCCTGCAGGAAATGCTGGGAGTGCTCGCGGCCGCCGGACGCGGATTGCGCAACCTGCGCGTCTACCGCAAGGCCAGCAAAAACAAGGGACAGGCCGCCGTCGGCTTCTTCGTCGCCCTGCACGGTGCCGCCCGGTCCAGGCACCTGCATCCGGGCATCTACCGCCGGATAGAGCGCGGCGCCGATTCGGTCATCGAGCCCTGGTTCTACTTCGTCTCGCCGGCGCCGTACAGCCGCGTGTTCGACCTCGAAGCCATCGCCCGGCAGACCGTCAACAAGACCTTTGCCGCCACCTTCGCGAGCACGCTCGAGAAAGCCATCGCCGGGGCCAGATGACAGCATGGCAACCCTGATCGAAGTCCAGACCGCCCGCGCCCGCTTGCTCGCCCAGCAGTCGGCGCACGAGTACGAAACCGCCCTGGCCGACACCGTACCGGCCGACGCGCTGCACGCCGCCGCCATCGGCGTTCGCCGCCAGGTCGTCGAACTGCTCGCCGGGCTGGCTGATCGCCTGCTCGCCAGCGTTGCCGACCAGGCCGACGAAACGCGCGTCCACTACCTCCTCTCCGAGCAGGTCAACCAGATCCTGCGCGAAGCCGGCGAGCGCGCGCGCGCCGTCAGCGCCGCCATGCCCACCTTCGGCGCCGAGTTCCGCCGTGGCGTCCGCCCGCGCGAACTGCTCACCGTCTCGCAATGGGCCGACCGACATCGCCTGATCACCAGCGGCACCAACGCACCCGGACCGTGGCAGACCTCGCTCACCCCGTACCTGCGCGCCATCCAGGACGATCTGTCCGAGCACTCGCCGGTATCCATGGTCGTTTTCCGCAAGGCGGCAGGTCTCGGAGGCACCGAAGCCATGATGAACTGGATCGGCTACACCATGCACCACCTCGGCAACCGAGACATGCTCATCGTGATGCCGACGCTCGAGCTGCGAGACCGCAGCCTCAATCCGCGCCTGGCGAAGATGCTGCGCCAGACCCCGGTACTCGCCGCGCTGGTCACCACCGCCGCGCGCAACAACGCCAACCGCGTCGACATCCTCGAGTATGGCGCCGATGCCCGGCTGATCAAGGCTGGCGCCAACAGCGCAGACAGCCTGCGATCCGACCACCTCCCCTACGTCATCTGCGACGAAGCCTCCGCATTCCGCTGGGACGTCGGCGGAGAAGGCGACCCATTCACCTTGATCGCCAACCGACAACGCACGTTCACCCGCGCCAAGACGCTGCTGATCAGCACGCCGACCAACGACGGCCGCTGCCGCATCGACGAAGCCTACCAGGCCAGCGACCGGCGGCACTACCACGTGCCGTGCCCGGAGTGCGGCGAGCTGCACGAGCTGCAGCAGGCCAATCTCCGCTGGCGCACGCTGCCCGAGCAGCACGCCCCCGGGCAGCCCGAGCGGCACATCGTCACCGCCGCGTGGATGGTCTGCCCGCACTGCGGCAGCGAGATCCAGGAAGGCCAGAAACCCGCGATGCTCGCGCGAGGCATCTGGATCTCCGAACGTCCGCACGTGCACCACGTCCACGGCTACCACCTGACCGCGTTCAATGCGCCCGTCGGCCTCGGCCTCTCGTGGCGCCAGATCGCGCAGAAGTGGCTCGACGCGCAGACCGACACAGCAAAGCTGAAAGCGTATATCAACACCTTCTTGGGCGAAGTCTTCACCGAAGAAGGGCAGGGCGCCGACGCCCTCGCGCTGCTCGGTCGGCTCGAACCGTGGACCGCCGAGCACATCCGGGCCAGCGTGCGGCCGCTGCGCCTCGTCGCCGGTGTCGACGTGCAAAAGGATCGCCTTGAAGCCACGCTTGCCGCTTTCGGGCTCGACGAAGAATGCTGGGTTCTCGATCACCATATCCTCGTCGGCGACACCGCGCAGCCCGAAGTCTGGGCCGACCTCGCCGACATCCTGCGCGCCGCCCGCGTCGAGCGCGCCTGCATCGACAGCGGCTACCAGACCGGAATGGTGCAGGATTTCTGCGCGCATCGCGCGTGGTGCGTCCCGACCAAGGGCCTCGCCGGACCAGGCCGCGACGTCGTCGAGGACCAGCGCCGCCGCGCCGCCCGTCTGCGCACCAAGCGCCGCCGCGGCCGGCCCGTCGAGCCGATCGGAGTCGACCAGGCAAAGGGCCTGATCTACAGCCGTTTGGCGCAGACCAAGGTCGGCGCCGGCTATATCCACTTCCCAGCCGAAGCCTGGGCAGACGACGAATACTTCCTGCAGCTCGCCGCCGAGCAGATGCGCACGCGCCAGCGTGGTGGCCGGACGATCACCGAATGGGTCCAGATCCGCCCGCGGAATGAGGCGCTGGATTGCCTCGTCCTGTGCCTCGCAGCGCATCGCCTCGCCGGCAAGCTCAAGGCTACCGACAAGCCGGCTGCCGCCGGGGCCGAGCAAGGCACGGCGAGCGCGCCGGCGACACCGATCACGGACCAGGGCGACGCATCGCCGGCCGCCCAGCCCACCATCCGCCGGCCAACGCGCCGGCCTCCGGCTGCATCCGATTCCTGGGAAACGAGACTATGACTACCCATCCGCGCCGCCATCATCCAGACCGTCGTCTGCCCGAGTCAGCCGAGTGGCTGGCCGAGCAAATCCAGCACTCGCTGGCCGACGAGCTGCATACGCCGGACGAGCTGCTCGCGCCGCTGTCGCAGGCGATCGTCCGCCGGCTGATGGTCGAATGCGGGGGCGCCAGCGTCTACCTGCCGGCCCGATGCCGGCCGAGCGCGCAGGAGATCCGCGCCAGCTGCGACGGCAGACCGATCGCCGAAGTCGCGCGCGCGCTTGGAGTGTCGCGGACGACGGTGTATCGGGTGCTGGCTGCTGGCCCGGAAATCCGGTCATGAAGCGGCCGCCTTGATCTTGAACAGTTCCCACAGTCCCGGATGCATGCGCCTGTTGCCGGCTTCCCATTCCTGCCAGCCGCGCAAGGTGCAGTGGATCAGAGCTGCGGCGGCCGTTTGGGTCAGCCCGGCTGCCTCGCGTGCTTCGCGGACTTGTGCCGGAGTCGGAATCATCGTTGATACCAATGCGGCGAGAGTCGCGCGCCTGTCGGGCCCCAATATCCGGCCTGTCCGTCGCTATCGCGAGTCCAATGGATGCAGCAGCGCTCTGAGTATGCGACTGCTTTTTTCTCGACAGCGGCGAATCCTCTGTCATCGGAGATGCGAAAGTCGCCAGAAACCGGAGAAAACTCGGTGTCTAGAATGATCACGCTCATTTCCATTTTCTTCTCCTTCAGTTAGCGGGTCGCGCTGCGCTCCCCATGAACTGCATTATACACGCAATGCGTGTAAAAGCAAGCGCTATTTACAGCCAGCAGCCAAAAAATCCCAGCAAAAATTCACATTTTCCCTAGAACTGGACACCCCGTACTGCGCAGAATCTCGCGCATGCGCTGCCCTGTCAATCCGCTTTGCCATAGGTCCCCTCCTGCCTGCGGCGACTCGACTCCCCAGCTGGGCAGCGCACCCGCATGAGCACGGCCAGCGACCTGCTCGCGCTGTACCTGGAAGCCGAAGCGCGCATCCTGCGCCGGCAGTCGTACACCATCGGCGACCGCACCTTCACGCTCGCCAACCTCGCCGAAGTCCGCCGCGAACGCGAACGCCTCGAGAAGCGGGTCGCTGCTGAATCCACCGGCGATTCCGGCCGGGTCGGCCCGCGGCATCTGCAGGCCGACTTTTCGGCATGAACTGGCTCGATCGCATGATCGCCGCAGTTGCGCCGACCGCAGCCGTCCGCCGGCAGCAGGCCCGCCGGCAACTCGCCGTCCTCGGCGCCTACGACGCCGCATCGCCAGGCCGCCTGCGCAAGTTCTCGCGCGACACGCGCAGCGGCGAAGCGCTCGCCCGGCTGCAGGCCGCGCCGCTGCGGCAGCAGGCACGCGAACTCGACCGCAACCACGACCTGGCCGCTGGCGCCCTCACCGTGCTGGTCAACAACATCGTCGGCCCGGGCGGAATCGGCATCGAGCCGCAGCCGCGCAGCGTCTCCGGCGAAATCCTCGATGACCTCGCCGCCCGCCTGCTCGAACTGTGGCGCGACTGGTGCCAGCAGCCCGAAGTCACCGGACAGCACTCATGGGCCTCGGCACAGCGACTGGCGTGCCGTACCTGGCTGCGCGACGGCGAGTGCTTCGCGCAGATCGTCGAAGGCAGCGTCGCCAAGCTCGACCATCGCACGATCGTACCGCTCTCGCTCGAACTCATCGAAGCCGACCAGATCCCGGCCGACACCGACCTTTCCGGACGCGCCAGCCAGGCCGGCATCGTGCGCAACGCCTGGGGCCGCCCGACCGCGTACCGCGTGCTCAAGGCGCACCCGGGCGACACGTGGACATGGTCCAACCGGCAGGACATCAAGACCATCCCGGCCGACAGCATGCTGCACTTGCGGCTTGTCGATCGCATCGGCCAGTGCCGGGGCGTGTCGGTGCTCGCCAGCGTCATCACCAGGCTGGAAGACCTCAAGGATTACGAGGAAAGCGAGCGCATCGCCGCCAAGATCGCCGCCTCGAT